TATCGAACGTCAAGCCAACACTGCAATACGTACCGAAAAGGGCAGAGGTTTTCTTAAGTCTCCACAGAACTCTTTATCAGGACTTAGCGGTCACAGCGCATTTAGCGCAGACACTTCAGTTCTTAAGTTTGCGGACGAGGAAAAGAAAATAATCGTAGGTTGTGCAATGATTCCTAACATGGAGATTCCTAGAATCACTGACAAGGGAGTAAGATACAAAGTAACATTTAGCGAAGAAACCATCGCTGAGATCCAAAAGAAGTTCATGAAGGAAGCTCGTACAAACGAGGTAAACCAAGACCACAAGGAACTCTATGCAGACACCTATGTCTATGAGTCATGGTTGGTAGAGGATCCTAAGACCGACAAGGCAAACACGGTCTATGGCTTTAACGTGCCTAAGGGTGCATGGATGGTCAAGATGCAGGTCGAAGATCCAAACGTCTGGAGAAGAGTAAAAAACGGAGAGCTTAAGGGTCTTTCTGTCGAAGGCAACTTCTCAGACCTAGAGGAAATCGAATCGATGAAGAGATACTATAAGATCAAGAAAATACTAAGCAATGGCTAAGCAAAAGATAGAGACCTTCGTAAAGAAGAACAGCAAGAAAAAGGGCAAGGCTAAGAGCCACTTTGGCCCTAAGGAAGAGAAACCTAAGAAATATCGCGGTCAAGGTCGTTAGTCGACTTTGGATTGCGATTTAGGTAATCGATCTGGATCATGATCATGTTATTGATCTCGTGATACTCTTCAGGTGTCAACATTCGATTGCTTAGGACTTCAAACGTTACTTCGTACCATACCTGCGCAGTCGCAGGATTCATGATCTGTTTTTGGGTTACTATGCTCATCAGTTCTTTAGTTTTATAGAAGTTCTGGGTGTAATATGTATTTAAGTATTTCTCCGTCCAACATTCCGTTATGTTTCATCAAGAGAGCCTTTAGGATATCGTTTTCTCTTTGATAGTTATTATTAGTCTCTACGAATTGAAGATTTTGTGGAGTCTTTTTCCACTCTTTTATGATTTCATCGATGTTCTTTATATCGGTGGCCTCCTTTATTCGATTCGTTTTTTGAAAGCACGCCTGATTTTCTTTCCACTCTTTTCCGTTTTTAAACGGAGTGAGATATATCTGCTTACCATTCCAAACGATATCTAATCCAACACCTCTTTGGCAGATATGGAATTCTGCTACATCGGAAGTCTTAATGATGATAGGCTCAAATACTTTTTCTAACTGTAGGTTGCCGTCTTGTCTTACTTTTATGTCCATTTTAGTTGTTTTACGTTTTCACATAGTTAGTATACACAATAAAATCTAACTCGGAAAATGTCAATCACACTTTTTGGTCTATTTAAGAGTAGAGTTAACAAAGACTCTGTCAAAAAAACTAGACTGAAGATGAGTACTTACAAACTTAAGCTTAATCAAGTACGCGAAGTCTTAGGCATGGCAATCAAGTTTGAAACTGCCAAGTTACAAGACGGTACCGTAGTTGAGGTAGAAAAATTAGAAGTAGGATTTCCAGTCGTAATCGTTAAAGAGGATGGTTCTAAGGTGCCTGCACCAGCTGGATACCATGTCTTAGAAAACGGTGTTAAGATCGAAGTAGACGCTAACGGTGTCATCATGGAAATCGAAGCACCTGTTGAAGTGGCAGCAGAAGAAAAAGAAGAAGAAGTTGCAGCAATCCCTGTTGCAATGGAAGAAGCTACTGTTACCGAAGAGACGACTACTACTGAAACTCCAATCAAAGACGCAGTTGTTGACAAGATCGAAGAAAAGCTAGCCATGCTTTTTGAAGCTATCGAAGAGGTAGCTACCGAAGTCGCAACCGTTAAAGAAGAAATGGGAGCAATGAAGACCAAAATGGAAAAGTTTTCGAAACTGCCTGCTGGTAATAAGATCCCTAAAACCGCTGAAGCAACTATTGCTAAAAATGAAGAGTTTAACGACATCGAAGCAAGAGTAGCAGCACTTAGAAACCTCAGAAATGAGTTAACTAAAAAATAAAAAAAATTATTTGATATGTCATTTGATTTAGCAAACTTAAACACTTATACAGATCAGTTGTCTACTGATCTTATAAGCGAAGCTCTATTAAAGAGCTACTCTGTTCAGATGTTGACTCTTCGTGCTGGTCTTACTGCTGGTACTACTGCAATCAACGTTTTGAACTCTACTGTTGACATCTTGGATTCAACTTGTGGATACGGTGCAGGTCAAGTCGGTAACAACACTACTGACTTCTCACAAATCGATCTAATCGTTCAATCTAAAATGTTGAAAGAACAACTTTGTCCTGAAGACCTACGTACTTACTGGTTGTCTTCTCAGTTGTCTCCGTCTGCTTACTTGGAATCAGTTCCATTCGAGCAACAAATCGCGAACAACAAGATCAACAACATTGCACAGTATGTAGAAAACACAATCTGGCAAGGTGACGGTGCTACTCTTGATGGCCTTATGGCTCAAATCACTGTAGCTAACGGTGCTATCGATGGTACTGCTTTTGCAGGTCCATGGGCAGCCAACACTGCTGAGGCTAACATTTGGGGTCTTATCGACCTACTTCCAAATGCTCTTAAGCAAGAAAACGACCTAGTTATGTACATGTCTTACAGCAACTATTCTTATGCTGTTCAAGCTTTACAAGCTAAAGGTAACGCGATCATCGCTCAATACCCTAACATCGGAAACGTTGCTGGTACCAATGGTCCTTCTACGTTCGTATGGCCAGGAACTAACGTTTCTATCTACGCTGCTGGTGGTATCAACGATAACGATGCTATCTTCTTAGGTCCTAAGAAATACGCGTTCTTTGGAACGGGTCTTCTTGACGACCAAGACAGATTCAAGTTCTACTATGATCCTTCACAAGACATCGTAAACTTTATGTCAAAATTCCGTTTGGGTACAGCTGCTTACACATCACAGTTTGTAACGACTATGCCTTAACAACTTCCCGTTGATGGGGAGTTTCGGCTCCCCATTAGCAAACAAAAAAAACTTTAAAACACATGGCTTGTTTAATTAATGACATCATAGCATTAGACTGTATAAACGGTTTAGGTGGAGTAAAAGAGATGTATGTTTTTGCTGGTGATTGGGAAGCTGATGTTGTGGTTACTGAAGTTGCTGGAGAAGCTACAGCTATTACTGGAACTGGAACATTCTACCAATTCTACCTACCAAAAGACACAGCGTCTTTTACGGAATCGATCAACGTTTCTAACGTTAACGGTACTGTTTACTACCAACCAGAACTAAGCGCAGTCTTTCAAAAGATGGATGCCGCTAAACGTAACCAAATCTTATTGCTTGCTCAAAACAGAGCGCTTCGTGTTGTCTTCGTTGACAACAACGACGTGTCTTGGGTAATGGGTAACAAAAGAGGATGCGTTATGTCAGCAGGTACTTCAGCTACTGGAACTGCAGTTGGAGATCTAAACGCTTATTCTATCACGCTACAGGGTCAAGAACCACAATCGGTTCTTCCGATCCTTGTTGGAGACACTTTAGCTGATATCATCGGTGGTGGTATCACTATCGTGACATCATAATCTCTCCAAGAGATAACAAAAAGGGCATGCTTAGCGATGGGCGTGCCCTTTTTTTGTTTAGTGGTGTCAACTATTCTACTTTCTATATCTAAATAAAAAAGTAGAGTACCTTGATTAACTTAACTAATCTCTTACCGAACTCGATAATCATCTACGTCGATACCACATCGATCGAAAACAATCCTTGGCTGACCAATAACTTCCTGTTTTCTTTCACTAATGGTTTTACTAGGGAACCTATCACGGTAATGCCATGGATAGTAAAGCAAAACACTCGATACACAGAGTTCGAGATAGTCTTGACTACCATTCAGAACGAAGATCGTCTTAACGGTTATGTGTCTTTAAGTCCTTGGGGTAACTGGGATTACGAGTTGTATGCGATCAATGATCCTTCGTTGGATGCTAGTCCAGGAGTCTTAATCAATAGGGGACAGATGTTCCTAGAAAACGGAATCAAGGAGATCCCAGACGTCACCTATATAAGCGACAATGAGGACAGTCAAAGCGTAGTTTACTTGACTAGAACACCAAATGACTGTGCGGTATGGAACACGTTTCCAGACATTTGGAACCTAAGTCCTCTAGTCTGGAACAACTGTATTTAAAATGAATTTAAGCAATGGGTAATTTAGCAGGAAAAACGATTTATCAATCATATAAGTCGCTCGTAACGGTAGGTACTAGCGGTACTGCCGGCCTAAGCGGTGCTCTACAGCCAATGACCGATGGTCAAGGCACAGAGTTACCGATCGAGGTAAGCACTAACGAAGTACACATAACTTCAAATACCCTTGATGCTGTTTCCTATTCGGTAGACGGTTATGGTCAAGTGATAGATGATCAAGGTAACTGGGTAGGTAATCCTACAGGAATTTCAGGCACAAGCGGTACTTCAGGTACAAGCGGAGTCAATGGAACTTCAGGTACTAGTGGAGCAAGCGGAACTAGCGGTTCATCAGGAACTTCAGGAGCAAATGGAACGAGTGGTACTTCTGGAACTAGAGGAACAAGCGGTACTTCAGGAACTAGAGGTACAAGCGGAAGTTCAGGTACAAGCGGAGCTAACGGAGCTCCAGGTGCACCAGGTACTAGCGGTACTTCAGGAACTAGAGGTACAAGCGGAAGTTCAGGTACAAGCGGAACTAGTGGAGCAAATGGAGCTCCAGGTGCACCAGGAACAAGCGGTACTTCTGGAATAAATGGTACTAGTGGTACTAGCGGAATCAGTGGAACTTCTGGTTCTAGTGGAAGCTCAGGAGTATCTGGTACTTCCGGTACTAGCGGTTCTTCTGGAATTAGCGGTATTAACGGAGCACCTGGTGCAAACGGTACAAGCGGAACTAGCGGAATCGATGGTACGTCTGGTACAAGTGGTATTAACGGTACATCAGGTACAAGTGGCATAAATGGTACATCAGGTACAAGCGGTTCGAGCGGTACGTCTGGTGCTACTGGACCTGCAGGAACAAGCGGAACAAGCGGTACGAGTGGAGCAGGCGTTTCTTCGACTACTGTTACAACTAATGGTAGCATAAATATAGACTGTTCAGTTCATAACTTAGTCTATTGGACTGCAAGTTTTAGTGCAAACCGTACAGTTGTCTTTCTTAACTTAGCTGCAGATACTTCTTGTACTCTTATCGTAGTCAATACTAATGCTACAGCAAGAACTATTACTTGGAAGGCAAGTGCAACTGGTAGTGGAGATAATAACTTTAATGCTTCTATCGTAGCCGTTAACGATACTACAGTCGATAGGAATTCAGGAGTACAAAGTAGACTGCTTGCTGCTACTACCGGAATGATGACTTTTACTGTAAGAAACATAGGAGGAGTTTTTCTAGGAACTGTTTCATAAAAATAATAAGGTTATGTTAAAGGATAGTTCAGTCGCAGGTTACGTAATAGATTCTCTTAGTAAAGAGCCTGTTACCTACATCAATGGCGTAACCGTTGCAATATCGATGATGTCGCTAGAAGAAAAGATAAAGATTGTTTTCTATGCAGTTTCTATAATTGCCAGTATCCTGGTCTCTTATAAGTACGTGTTAGAAATAAAGAATCTTAAAAAACAAAAAGAAAACAAGGATGGCTAATTTAGAAGATAAGCGAATATACCAAACGTGGAAATCGATAGTAGGAATAGGTACTAGCGGAACTGCTGGCGTTAGCGGAGTTCCTCAGCCTTTAACTGACGGTGAAGGTACTGAGATTCCTATCGAGGTAAGCATCAATGAGGTGCACATAACTTCACCTACGACTCAAGTTCGTTCCTTAGATATCGAAGGTTACGGTCAAGTCATTGACGAAAACGGTAACTGGACTGGAGAAGGTGGAGGCTTTGCCGGAACTGCTGGAACAAGCGGTACTTCAGGTACTAGCGGTGCAAGCGGCGCAAGCGGTACCTCAGGAACTAGTGGAACGAGCGGTCAAAGCTCGATCTATAAGGCAACTTCTACAAGTACTGTAACTATTGGTCTAGGAATAAAAAACCTAGACGTAGAAACAGGTTTGGCTTATACTCCTAATCAAGACGTAGTCATTTCATATACTGGTTCTCCTTTGACCAATCACATGAATGGAGTCATTCAGTCTTATAATCCATCTAACGGAATACTTTCGGTCCTTATCAACGAAGTCGTAGGTAGTGGAACCTATTCTAGCTGGATCGTAAACTTGGATGGAGCTGCAGGTGGAGACGGATCGAGTGGAACTTCAGGATCGAGCGGAACTAGCGGAGTTGCTGGAACATCAGGATCTAGCGGTACTTCAGGTAGTAGCGGTGCTGCTGGAGCTCCTGGAACGAGTGGTACAAGCGGAACTCGAGGAACTTCAGGATCTTCTGGTACATCCGGAACAAGCGGTACTAGAGGAACATCAGGTACTAGCGGTTCAAATGGTCTAGGTTATTCTAGCAGCGATCAGATACTTTCATTGACTAACCGTAGCATAGTGTCGAGCGGCAACGTTAGCTTTACTTTAGTCAGTCCTTACACAGTCAACAGTTTTGCATTTGCAACCAACCAAAGGGTAAGAGCCATTCAAGTAGGAAGCGGTAACGATTATTGGATGGAAGGAAACCTTACTGTCATAGGACCTAACACCTATACTATTGCAGTCGATTCTTCTTTTGGATCGGGTTCATATGCTTTTTGGGCCTTTGCAGTTGCAGGAGCACAAGGAGCAGCAGGTACAAGCGGTACTTCAGGTTCTTCAGGTAT